CCTACGGGATGCCCAATACAAAGCCGATCGGGTTTTGTTCGGGGGAGAAATCCACCAACGGGAGCCCCACCATGCCGACATTCTCGATAATGGGCAATTGGTGTGGGTGTCCTACCGAGTATCCCCGTTCACAATCGAGGGGACCACCCCAACACCATCCGATGCCCAAACTCATTCGGTTCCGTGCCTTGTTGGATGATGGTAAAGCCCTCACCGGCTAATTCTTCAGCCGTCCACCAACAATGGTGAACCTCTAAGGCATTGCCGTAAGCGGCCCCCTGTTCCATCCACACGGCCGGGGTGCCCACGATCAACTTGGCGGTATCCCCGCCTAGTTGGTTTCGGATTCTCCGCAACAGAATCCGCCCATCATCCTTAGGGAAGTGCTCTAGGACGTCCATAAGTAGAATAGCGTCCCACGGTTTCTCGCCGCTCAATTCCCAATTGTCCAAGTAGGCTTGGATTGTCTGAACGTGGATCTGGTTGTACAGATTCCATGCCGGATTGCGGTATTCGGGGAAACCCTCCACCCCCACAACCCATGTCCCGAAAGGATGCTTGCCCTTGTCGATCCACTGGCGAATGGCCGTCCCATAGAACCCCATCCCAATCCCAAGATCCAAAATGCAATGAAGTGGGTCTTGCTTTTCTAAAAGACTCACAACGTAGGGGACCAATGAAGAACATCCCATCGGCATTAGAGGATTCCTTCCCGTGCAACAGTGTTGAGATATTCGGACCACTCTTTAGCAAACGTGGAAGAGCCCCAATGGTCCTCAATATAGGTCCGGACTAGGTTTACCCTCCATCCCTTTTCTTGTTGGTCCTTGTTCTTGTGAAACAAAGTGTAAGGGATCATAGCTGCCCATGCTGGCAACGATTGATCTGGAGTCATCCTGAACCATAATGCTTCTTTCGGCAAGTCCGAAAGGACGCCTACCGGCATTGACAACAACGGGAGCCCACACCAAAGTCCTTCGATATTCGCCAATCCAAAACCTTCGGTTATGGACATGGAACAAAGGACGTCCGCTGCCCCATAAATAGCTGCCCGATCGTTATGATATGGAAGACCAAGAAAGTGATCCGTTGCCGGCAAGGTATCGCACAAGTACCCGATTGCTACTGCCATCCAATCATCGGACAACAATTCGGACATTTTGCGAAATTGAAGAGATCCTTTTTCTGAGGAATTGCGTCCAACATACATGATTATTTTTTTGTCGGTAGGAATCCCCAACAAATCCCGGGCTTGTTTCTTCGGCCGAAGTGGAACAAGTCGAGTCAAGTCAATCGCATTGTCGATCACTTTAATGGGGGATTTCTTCTCCTCCACTAAACACTTGGTTGCCACTTCCGCCACGGCCGCCCAATGCGTGAGATTGACGCCCTGCACCACGGCCGTCCGGGTCCATGCTAAGTCCTCCCCGTGCGACACAAACACCTTAGGACGCCCTTTGGGTGTCGGTAAGGCCGACGCCCCTTGCCCCCAACACAAATAGACGTTGGCAGACTGAACCAGATCCGGGCGTTCGTCCATGAAGAATACCGGAAGCCACTTTCGGAATTCATTCGCCCGATGCGTCAATCCCGTTGCTGTACGGGGTAGGGCTATCCCAATGAAGTTGACGTTGGGAACCAACTCAACAAGCTGACGAATCCACTCTTCCGCCCCGCCGAGCATCAACGCTGACGAAAGGATCAAGACCCGGGGGATATCAAACCGCGTATGCTTGGTTCCAAACTGCATAGGGACGGCGGGGAATGACGGCTTGGAATACCAAACTCGTTCGTACAACAGCTTCGTGTCCATGTCCAATTCGGGAACCGTAGGGAATGGACACGTCCGATCATCTTGTTTTCGGTGGAGCAAGTACCAATGCGGGTTCCCCGTCAATGAAGATAGATGATTGGACCGTCCCCAACCGTAACAGTATTGGGGCAGCATTGATTGATCGATAGGGTTTGCAGGGGCCCCGCCAAAGGTTCGCATTTTTCCAAGAAATCGAAGATCAAAATCCTTCTCTTCCCCGCAACCAAAGCCCCCGATGTTAGCGAACAACTTTCGCGTGATCCCCGTCGATGCCCAAAACCGGCCACCGGACTCCTCCATGACCGGCATTTCCCCTTTGTGGATCTTGGACCCGTACAGACTCCAAACATGAGATGGATAAGACCACGGACGACGCTCAAGGGCCCATGCGTGAGATTCCAACCACGTCGGCCCATAGATATCATCATCATCTTGCAAAACAATGGCGTCCCATTCCGGCCACCATTGGTTCAGCAATTCCACCATGCGGTTGTATTTCGGCATCATGTTAGGATACCGATCCACCTCCTTGACGATTCTCCAATTAGGACCTTCCCCGTGAGTCTGATTCCCGTCGTCAAGGCACAACAAACGACACTTATCGGCGGGATATGTCTGAGCAACAAAACAACCCACGGCATTGGATACCAGTTTCGGACGTCCATACGTCGGAAGCAAAACTGCAATGTTCATGTTGGACATTCCTATTTATTCTCGCCGGAATTCCACCACGTTCGATCGAATTCCCTTCTTGTTGGAGAAAGGGTAGTGGTAGTAGGGGACCATTCCCTCAATTGTGGTTTTGGTGTAGGAGTGTCCCATTCACACGTTTTCTGTCCCTCAACTAGCATCGGGACCAAGAAAACCGCCGGCAATGCTCCACACACGTTCAAAAGGAAATCACGTCGCTTCATGTTTCGGCCACTTTGCAAGAGGACAATCTTGATCGGCCCACAACGCCTTGCCCTCCATATCGTTTGGGCCTTCGTCTAGGAAACAACCGCACACCGCACAACGATTGTCCGATCGTTGATCACACAACGAACAAACGTCCAAGCGGGCCATCACCTGTTCTTCTGAAAGAACCTTCCTACCCGTGAGCGTATGTTTCGCCAAAGCCTTTGCATAGTTGAACGCCATCCGGGGACCGCTAGGCAACTTTTTCTTGTCTTCCGGATCACACGAAAGAACCGTAAGGCCGTACAATTCTTGCGTGTGATAGACCACGCTCCACTTCGGATAGGTTTGCACGAACCGACGAATGGCCGGCAACAAGCCCGGCATGTTGTCCTGCCCCGCCTCTGCATAAAGTGCCGTATCATGGAAGGCAATGAACCTCCGTGTCTTGGTGCCAAACTTTTCCAACTGAGCCCACAACCGATCTGCCCGGTGGATCTCATCGACGAAAAGCATGTCCGTTGCTTCCGCATCCCCGGTCATGCAATCGTTGTGCGTAATAATGAAATCGGTTCGTCCGGATCTCTTTTGCAACGCCTGAAGAACGCCGTTGCTGGGGAGCCCGTGGTTGTAGCTTACCAGACGATCCGGCTGGGCCGCAAGGAACACCACCGTGGGTTCATGCTTTTTTCCGATTTCCGTGATATGGCGACACTGTTTCGCCAATTCTAACAGCTTGGGGGCGTGAACGTGCATATCGCTTTGTACGTTGTTCACGTTGAACAACAGGTCCTCTAGGGACAGGATGTCATCGGGGGCCGCTACTTTAGCCCCGCCACACGACCCACACGACCCGGCCGGGGGCCGGCTAGGTGGAATGCGGGTAGCAATGGGATCCCTCATAAGGGCTTCCCAATCCTCTTTCGACACAAGACCGCCACCGTAAAAATGATCACGAATACGGGCCATGTCCATCTTCAAGAATTGTGCCCATATCACGTAGTTGCGAATCCGATCCCAAATGTCCGAATTGTACGGGGCCGGGGCACCCTTGTCCCGAAACAGGTGCCACCATTTCAGATCCGGAATGCAAACGGTTCTTCGTCCGTTTTGTCGCCAGTATTCATGCAACATTCCCTCTTCACCCCCGAAACCGGCAAGCCCGGGTGGAAACGGAAGCCAATCGTCCCGCCGGCAAGCGAAGAACCCCAAGCCTTGCATGGGGATATCAAACGGTTCGGTTCCGTCAGCCCGGGGATCACTTTCCCACGTACCCCACATTTTTTCCCGCCACGTATCGGCAAATATGGCCGCCGTGTTTCGATGATCGTCCAAAATCACAGGACCTTGGACTAGCCACTTTTCGTCCGGGTTGAAAGATAGCCAATCAATCAGTTTCTCCAAAAACCCGGGACACAAAATGACATGAGAATCAATACACGCAACATTGGGGGCCGCCGCGTGCAAAAAAATCTGTTCCCGAGAATAGGACGTCCCTTGCACGTCGGTATAGGGTCGATACGTGATTTTGCCCACCAAAGGCATCCATTCCGGCCTTCGCCCGGCTTTGATCTCTTGATCCCATACCTCTTGGCTGGATGCCGCCAACCAAGCACACGCCGACATTGTCCGTTGGTTCACGTCCTTGTTTGCGTGATTGTCCACAACGAAAATTTCACAATGCGGCATGGCTTCCGCATGGTGAAGCATGAGAGAATGTAGGGTGAACGCCAACCCTACCGGATCATCATAAGAGGACATGCCGATCGTTAGCAACAAATTCATAGTTCCACTTCCTTTCAAGACACTTCCCAAAAACAGATCAAAAACTAATTGCCCCCCGGAACATATCCACAATCACAAGGACTTCCAGCCATTCCATTCGCAACGCAATTTCCACCAAGACAAGGTGAACAAATTGGTGGGTAAGGAGCACACCCGCTATTTGGAAAATCAGGAGGACCGACACACTGAGATTTCGAATCCGATCTAGAACAATTGCTGTCCACCAATACCCAATACCCTTGACAGTATGGAGGAGTAACACCACCGATCCAATTCCACGTTGAACCTCCATTACACAAAGGGGGCCATGTTGTCGGAGGGATCGTCGTTGTCGGAGGGATCGTCGTTATCGGAGGGATCGTCGTTGGGGGGCATCCTGTTGTTGGGGTGGAATCCAATGAAGAGACACAACTTACTTGTGTTGTGTATTGCACCGTTCCTGCCATACATGGATAGGGTTCACAAAATCGTCCACAATTACACGTTCCCGGTCCTATGAGGTAAAGAGGACATGGAATTGTTTTTTGCCAAATGTAGTTTCCCTCAATTTGAACGCATGTAAACGTACACGATCCCGAACAAGATCCCGTTGTTGTTGTCGGTGGAGGTGTCGGTGGAGGTGTCGTTGTTGTCGGTGGAAGCGTCGTTGTGTTGCAATTGGTATTGCATGGAGTTGACGCTATCTCACAATTATCCCGTCCAGAATAAACCGGCGGGCAACAAGGACACAACGAAGGACATGGATTGGAAACTTGTGCCCAAGATGATTGTCCCCAACGCCACTTGCACTTGGAGGAACATACCCCCGGGGTAGTTGTTACGGAAGGCGTAGTAGGACCGCTTGTAGTGGTTCCCCCACCCCCGCCGCCACCTCCTCCAGAATGAGAACCGCAACCCGTTTCGGCTGGTTCCCAACATACGGTTCCGGCAACTGAAGGAGCGTCACAATGACAATCAGAAACACCACTCGCAAGGCATCCACTCTTAACAAGGACCCATACGTTGGCAGGATCTGCCGCCCATGCCCACGTACATGTCCCCAAACAAAAGGGTTGGGGCGGGGGCGGGGGCACGACCGGAACGCAAGGCATTGTGATCCGATCGCATCTTCCGGGTTCTCTTGTTGGGTATGCACACGGACACGTCAACGGAATACAATCACTACGCAACAAGTACCATCCCGATCCTTGTCCCGGCCATCCGCCCCACCATTCACACCCTAAGGCACACGGAGCCGGGGTAGTCGTTGTGGTTGTGGGTGACCCCGTGGTTGTGGTTGTTGTTGTGGTTGTTGTGGTCCCGCACGGCGGATAAATGTCCGAAGTGGAACAATAGGTCCAAGTGCAATCCCCATTGGTCACTCCACAAAACAACGGGGGTGAACATTTACAAACGGACGTAGTTGGAGCCGGGGTTGTGGTTGTAGTTGTTGTATTTGCGATGAAATCGTTCGGAACCCACGCATTCCCAACCGGAATGGGTGCTACCGTGGTTGGACAATTGCACGGAGCCGGGGTAATCGTTGTGAAATTGGGGTCCGCTGTCGTTGGGGATCCCGTGGTTGGGGTTCCCGTGGTTGTGGTTGTAGTTGTGGTTCCGGAACATCCATCCGTTACCAAAATCCAATACTGAGAAGGACCGGACCATTCGTATTTACACGATCCCGCACACGTCGGATGGGCCGTAGGGATTCCCCCGCCGGGATCGCCCGGCGGGGTTGGGGTAGTCGTTTCCGCCAAAGAGGCACAAATACCACACCCTGGAATCACGTCCAAAACTTCCCAAGTCGTATCGTTTTCGATCGGTTGAACGACTAGGCAATCTCCGGGGTTTGCGGAGAATGCGAGGGCTGTTTCTTTTACCCAAATTGGGTTACACGGATCTAACGTGTAGGATCCCTTACCACCATTCAATGTAGCATCCCAACGCGGTAGACGCCCGCACGCCACGCCCTGAGGCACGATCGGGTCTTTGGCACACGCGAGCCGAACACCGCACAAGGACCAATCGTAAGCCATCCAAGCCCATGTCTGAACCGTTGGCGGGGTTATGGTGTAAACCTCCGGGTCTAACTGAACTACAAACCCCGGAAACCCTTTTCGCACAAGGTAACTGCCCGGGACAGGGCCCCAAACCTCCCCATTTTTCGGAACCCCATCTTGGGGATCATAGGCAACTTGGATAGGATCGATAGTTGGGGAAATCCAATGACCCGTCCCCTCTTTTGGAACGATGGAATCACCATTCACGAAGATAGGACATGATCCCCGCCCAAACATGGCTGCTATCGGGATCGGTGGAAAAGTGCCACTCTTTCCCCTAGACGATTGTACCAACACACCGAAAGCAGGGACGTCCATTTCAGTCGGAGCATAAAAAGGACGCCATTGTCCTTTTTGCACAATCTTGCGATGAAGTGTCCCTTGACCGCTAACGATTCCCGACCGAATCTTGTCCGATTCCTTAGCATTGTCAACAAGGTGTTGGACTTGCCCTACGGTAAGTAATTCTCCTGCCCGGGGCGTTCTAATCAGATCCTTCATCTACGCTTCCCTTCCTAGGCATTTTGTGGGGTTATCCACGGCAGCAACGGGGAAAAGTCAACCTCCTCATAGCTTTTGTATTCTTTCACTCCCGTAAAAACCATAACATTTGGGTCATTGTCACCGGGAGCAAAATGATCATACACAATTTGGTGCCACTTACGAGTTGCCCGTCGCCAATAGTAGTTCCACCCTGTAACCCGATGCGTGAAACGATAGGACAATTCCCATGTTTTTTGCCACGTCATATTTGTGTCCACCGTCAACGTTCGGGAAGCCGTGGGTGGGTTAAATAACAACGTACCCTTCTTGAAAATCTGTTTTAGTGTAGGGCTGATTATGTCCCGGTCGTTGACCTTGCCCACAATTTCATCCATCATGTCCGGAACTTGGATCACCTTATGGATCGTCAGTTTCCAATCAAACATAGGAACAACTTTTGCCGGCCCCTCTTCCTCCAACAAAGGAGACTCTTTAATCCAATGAGCCTCCCCTATTTCAGAAAAAGTGGGATCAAAATCAGGTTCTCTTGGAATCCACTTACCCCAAGCAAAACCAATGATTCCCAACTGAAGCATGTCACACGACGGCTCCATCGACTCTTGGATTAGATCCCCATCCGGACAATTGGAATCGTAAGTGATCGTGATTTGTGCTTTTTCGTATTTTGTGGCGATTGCACCCGACACCCCGGTCACTTGGGCATCAAAAGGCACAATATCGACATTGCGAGCCCGTGCTGTCGATTGTGGAATACGAGGATAGAATTCCCCGCCACCGGACATGATAGAAGCGGCAAGTAACGTCCGTTCATCCCACGGACAAAGCAACGTCACCGTCGATTGAAAAGCAAAGTAAGACCACTTTTCAACAGGGCTTCCCGACATTTCTTCCCAAGTCGAAACTTCCGGGTATGGATACGGCATTCTTTTCTCCTAAGGACCGTTAGCCAATCCTTGCGGGATAGCGGTAACGGCGGACTTGGCAGTGTTGGCTGCTATCGTTTCCAACGTCCCCGCCATGCGTTGTTGGATACCAACAGCCTTGACCGTGGCGTCAGCGGTTAATTGTTCCGGCGTCTTCATGGCCCCGGACTGAATCCGCTTATAGGTTTCTTGAAGCCCTTCCCAACCTGTTCCACCAACACCATGTTGGAAAGCGAACGGTTTTCCTGAAGGTGTCATGTCTATCCCGGGTTTTTTCTCTTGTCGTTTTGGTTGAGGAAAAAGGAAGTCTAACCCTAAGGCTGTAATGCGATTTTTGATCATCCCTTCAAATTCCGTCCCCCATAATTCCTTGGTCATTTTGTCCATCTTGTCGCCCAATTCTTTTTCCAACGGCCCGATCACACGATCTGCAATCGCATCCATTTTGGGCGGAACAAACTGAGCCCCTTCCGGCATGTCCAACCACCCCTCCCAATCGAATGCCTTGCCGGGACGCCAACGACCAACCGCTTCAAAAAAGGACTTAATGTTTTTGCCGGCATGAAGTAAGAACTCTTTCAACTTGGTTAAAAGGTGTCCAAAAACAGACACAAAATAGTTTGCAAAGTGCTTGAGGTAAGCAGGGAACACGTCCGTAAAGAAATAGGCAATCGTGTTACCGATGCAATCCATCCAATAATTAACCCCGGTCCAAGCCCAATCTAAAAAGATGGGCCACTTCTTGAACGCCGTTTCTATGATGGTGAACGCCTTGACGGCTTGTTGACCTATCCATTTCATTGCGTCAACAATCTTCTCACCCCACTTCGACACAACCTCACGATTCGCAATCATCCATTCGGTAAGTGGACGCAAAGCGTTTAGGATCACTTCCAACGCCGGGGCAATCGCGGACCCCAACATCTCCTTTATTTCTTTCCAAGCGACGGACAATTGTCGAATTTTCCCGGCTACTGTTCCTCCTAAAGTAGAGGCATGATCTTTGTACTGCTTGGAAAGTCGAGCCAAGAGATAATCTTGAGCCGTGATCAACTGGCTGGATTCGACCCATGCCTTCATTAGGGCCTTTTCTTGAAGCGTTACGTCGTGAGTGTACGCATCCACCATTTCCAAACCGGCAATGGGGTTTTCTAATGCTCCCGACAACTTGTTGGCCGCCCCCACAAGGTCCCCGCCCATCGTTTCGGCAAGGTCCAACGCCAACAATTGAGCCTTGTAAAACTGGTCCCCGTGAATCAATCGGTTCTTGCCCATCGCTTCTTGGGCTTCCATAATACTTTTGTCCGATTGATTGGACAATGATTTCATTTGCTCCCGCATGGCTTTCAACTGAGCCGTATTATACCCGACCGCGTTTCCCGTATTCTTCATCGTCAAGGCAAGACGGGTTTCCGCTGTTTGCAACTGAGCGTAAGTCTTAACCCATTCCTCACCCAAACCGAACATCTTCTTGACCGCAAGAAACGCAATGACCCCCGTCACTACTTTTTTGACACTAGAACCGAACTTCTCAAAGGCTTGTTGTGCTCCTGTGATGCCTTTGGACGTTTGATTTCTTGCAATCAGGTCGGTAACAACTTGGTTTCCCATTACCCTAACGCCTCTTTCATTTGTCGATACTCTTGAAGCGACATTTGGGACCTTTGGGAGGTCCCATCCTTTTTAAGGTAAGTCTCTTGTTGTTGTGGGGTCAACTCTGAGATTTGTTTCGGCGTCCACCCGTACCGTTCGCTAAGTGATCGATAAACTTCTTCCCGGCTAACTGTTGGCGTTGTTGTCGTGATTTTCGGACAGTCTTCTTTTTTTTTAGTCGGTCCTCTGCCGACAAATTCAACATACCAAAGGCGTCGATAAAATGCTTCACTTCTAACGATTGGTGCTGATTATCCTTTTCTTGAAACATCGAACGCCGAACTTCCTCATAAGAAACTTCGGGATGATTGTGATAGACCCCCTGCCATACGATGCGACTGATTCCATCAATGGTGTCCATCACTTGGGCACCTTCGCCGCTAATCCAAGTGAGCCCTTGAGCAAACCGGATGGCCGCTTCCATCGTGATCCGCTTCATATCCTCAGGTTCATCCGCCGCAAGAGAATCCCGAGCCATGCGAATGATACGACTTCGCAACCAATTGTCCAACTCAGCAACATCCCGATCTTGTAAAGGGGACATGCGATAAGTTTTTCCACCGATCACAATATCGACCGGGGCCGCCGCCACTTGATCTCCACTCGCCATGTTATTGCTCCATTATGCTTCCCAAACAAAACCAAACACTACCACGGATACCACGTCGATCCACCGGGCTTCTTGATCGAACCACGGGTTGCCGCCGCCGTTACCAACGTGATCGCCCTAAACTTCCCATTGATCGTGGCACCCACCAACTCCCCACCTTCAATGTCCGCCGTGATATCGCCTTCATCGCCCACGATGCCCCACAACACTTCCCAATACGTGGTAGGGGAAACGTAGAACCGATAAGCAGCAATCGAATTCGGTTGCGGCAACAAGGACAGATCGTCCCCATACATGGAAAACGAAAAGGCCGCGTCCACGTTGCCCTTGACTCTTTTCTTCCCGCCCGCCGAACTACTGGAGGCATATTCCTTGTTTGCCGCCGTCAAAGTCAGTTTCCAATTACGAATGTCCGCAAGATCGGTCCACACGGGGGACGCTACCACGGTCCCCGTCGCCACTTTACAACCGATAGAGGACCCTGGAATCGTCAAGGAAGCGTCCGATGCCACCGCCGCCCCTTGCGACAAAACGCCGTTGCCGGAAAAATTGACGTTGTATTCAACCGGCTTAGCCCCTTCCAAGTCAACGCTGATTTCCACTTGATCCACGATCGCGGTTCCCGACGCCCCCTTGGTCCCTTCCATCGACCCAACAAAGGATAAGGCATCCCCGGGCAACACCAAAGGCGTATCCCCATAGGCTTGAAACCCACCATTCCAATCCGTGTTCCCGGCTAGTTGCGACATGATGCCGCCGGTATTGCTGGACGCATAGGCCGCCAAGTCCGACTTGTAGGCAATGTTCCATTTACGAACCACGGATTGCCCGTTGACAGCACCGCCTTTTCCAGAAATAACGCCCATATCATGATCTCCTTACGGTAGTTTGATCGGCAAGTCGGGTTGCAACAACGTGGTTGGCAACCATATTTCCAAGTCGCATGTCCAAACCGTGGACCATCCAATGATTCCCCGGTTTTTGTCCCGGTCGGAAGTCCCAATGGGGATCTCTCCAAGGACAAACTTGACAACAAAAGGAATGCCCCGCCACTCCAAACTTTGCAAAACCATCGGCCACCCGTGCATTGCCCGAATGATCTCAAATACCACGGGAAAAATCACTTCGGTCAACCGTTGATCCCCTGTGGAGATCTGAACTTCGAACGTCATGTTGACCGAACCGCTACTGGACGTCCGCTGGATATGCGGAAACAGTTTCGACACGATCAAACGCACTTCGGGCAAGTCGGCCGCTAGGACTTCATCTTTCAACGGGGACCGATCGTTCCCACTGAATTTGGTCCGGTTTCGCAACTTTACCAAGTCCGTGAAACCCTTATGAGATTCCAACAATTCCCACAAGCGGTCATAGACAAGGCTAAAAGGATCGGTGGACATATTTATGGCGTTGGTGGCACGGGTGGCGGATTCGGTGGGTTCTTCAGTTTCTTGATCTCATCCCGGATCATTTTTGCAATAGCCCGTTCCATCCCTTGAGACATTTGATCCAAGGCTTGTTTGCTAGGAGCAACAAAAATTGTTCGTTTTGGAAGATGGGCTCCTCCGGTTTGGTGCATTTCCGCAATTTCGGCAATCGTCTTGCCCTCACCTTCCGGATGCTGGGCAGGGCCGCCGATTCCTACCCGCACACCGAAAGGAATGTCCAACTGTATTTGGCCGGGCTTGCCGGATAGTGTCGGGGCAATGGAATTGAACAGGGTTCCGGTATCCCGCAAAATGGACACCGTTTTCCCCGTTACAATGTCTTTCCTTTCCTTATCCGCCTTTTGGATCTTTTCGTATGCCTTTTTCTTTGTGATCCGAAATGCCTTGCCCTTAGCCGTCTTGGCTTTTTTAGCCTTCCTTACCTGAGCCTTGACACGGTCGACCCTCTTTCCAGCCGCAATCAGCTTTTTAGCATTTATGTTTGGACCGCTTGCATAATGCTTCGCCTGTTCGGCCATTTCCTTGTTGAGTGTCTTCTTCTTGGCTATCAGATCCGCCAATCTGTCCTTCGCCTCTTTCGCTTTCTCCCCGCCCTTGTCGATCTGCTTATGGGCTTTCTTGATCTGTTGGTTTAGGTACGTGTGCCGCTTGCCCCACGTTTTTTTCTCATCGGGTTTCGGCTTTCGTCCAATGCTTCGATTGGTGCGACGGCCGAAGATGGTAGATAAGGCAAGAGGGGGCCAATCGCCCCCTCCCCTACTGTTGCGGACGAACCGCTGTTGCATTTCCGACCGATAGATGAACGCCCACTGCTTTAGGGCCTTGCGAACCACACCCTGTCCGGTTCCTTTCAAGTCCTTGTCAATGACCTGTTGAAATTCTTTCAATCCCGACAAATCCACTTTGACGCCGACTTGGATCCCGATCATGGAGCCGCCCTTTTCGTCGGCCCGTCCCTACCCGGGGCACAAGAAGAATGTCCGTATACCCTTGTGCCCCGGTTGGGAAGCGGAGCATTCACCTGAATCAATCGTCGATTAGAACTCGACGGTTGCGTTGAAAATGGCCTTCGGCACCTTGAGGACCGGCAAGAACGTGTCCCCGCAAACTTGCTTGATCGACACGGGGTCCGTCACAATGGTTGCATAGGAAAAGGCCCCTGCCACTTCCTTCAACGCTTGCAACTGTTGCATGGCGTCCGCCACGATGTTGAACGCCGACGGGACCGGGTAAGTCCCTTCCAACACCTCCCACCAATCCGGTGTGGCGTCGGGAGTGAAAACGATCTGGTTCACCCCAAACCAATCGGACAAGGTTTCCGTGCCGCCCACGGTTCCGGCTGAAGCGTAGAACGCCTCCGACACCGGGATCCACCGCTTGATCCCAAACGTACCCGGGGGGATTTCCGACGTGGCGTAGGCTTCGGCAAGCCGGGACGATCCGTGAATGGCTTCCTTGTAGCCGTTGTTTCCAACGAAATACTTCGGAATGTTTTCGCCATAGAAAGCCGTCGTGATCGGGTAGCCCGTCACCTTCCGACCGGCTTTAATGATCCTTTTGACTTGGGTCTCGATTGCCGTTGTGGCCGCCGACCACTTCGCATCGATCAAGGCACCCGTGCCGTACACGTCCAATTGGTTTTGGTGGGCCGCCGGAACACCGAAATCCACCGAACCAATCGCACCGGAAGACGTGGGCAACAGATTGCCCGCCGCATCCCAGTAAATGTAGCCCAACGCCAACGCCGAATAGATAGCCGACACCCGGAGATTCTTAAACAGATCTCCGAAAGTGGCAATCTGCCGGCTAACGGTCTGAAGCCCAAGACGTTGCTTCATTTCCCCATTGGGATCCCCCTGTTGTTCCGCCAACAGGTTTTGCAGGGTAGCCGGTTCGTGGACGATATGTTCCGCCGAATGCAAGAGCGTGATCGGAACTTCCGACACGCCTTGCAATTCGCGTTGCTTCGACGGGGCCCCGTATTGCACAAGGCGAGCCGTCAAGCGGGTCCCTTGCACCTTCCAATACGTGCCACGATTTCCTTCACACGTTCGACTTGCCCGGTAGAATTCCGGGGGCATGATATCGTCGGGAACCCCGGCGACGCGAGCCTGAATCATACCAATCAGGTTCCTTGCCCCCAGGATAGTTTCGATGTTTGCAGGCATTGCTCGATTCTCTCTTGTTTCTTGAGTTGAAAGTTTGTCCGAAAACGATCACGCCCGGGGGCGTTACGCCGACGCAATGAAATCGTCGGAGAAGATCCACGGGCCGACCGCCTTCAGTTTGTTTTTCAACCAAACCTTCAAAGCGGCGTCCGCCGGGTAGTTCAAAATCTGTTCCGAAAGGAGATCACCGCCGACCGCCAATTCCGGAACCAACACGTCCACGCCGGTTCCAAGACGATCCGTGACCGTCATTCCGTCACCCTTAGCTATAATGCCAAGGAAGTTTTCACTTCCATCGGTAGGCAGGATAAGGGACTTGGTGACAAACGCTTCCGAATGTCCGCCGACCATCGCCCGGGTATACGTCGCCGGGCCGGTTGCACCCGTCACGTCCACGTTGACTTCCGGATTGATCCGCTTGGCGTAAATACCGCCACTGAACGTGAAGATCTGAGCGGTAGCCGTGCCGGTCATAACGACCGCTGCGGTTCCAAACACCGCATCCGCCAACACGTTCCAAGCGGCCATCGTGGTTGCCCAATCCGTGGCCCAAGTCGCCGTGACCCACTTCATTACGCCATCCGTCAAGTCGGTAATTCCGTAGCTGACGGTCCCCGCCGTCAAAGCGGCGTTCAACGTAATGGTTTGGACGTTGTCGGCCGGGGCGGGGCCCTGAGCCGCGATGGTAAGCGTTGTGGCCCCCACCGCCGTAAATGCCACCTTCTTGGTTCGGACCAAGCCACCGGCCACCGGCGGGCCCACAAGCAGAATGCTGCCCGTGGCCCCAATGCGGCGGGCAATCTCCAACGCCACACCGGCCGTAACCGTGATGCTGGTCCCCGTGCCGTTGTAAGCCGCATCCGTTTGGCCGATAATCGAGGGGGCCAACTTACCCCCCGAAGTGATCTTGCCAAGAATCGTTCCGGCCCGAAGAATGTTCGTGTATCCCGTATTGTCGGGATCCCGGGCTTTGGTCCCATCCAACACCATCCCCTGAGGGATGATCCGCTTGTTGGTGACGTTCCACCAAATGCGGCGATATTCGCTGTCAACCGTGGTTCCCCAACCCGGGGTCCTGTTAATGTCAACGGCAGGCATGGTCTACACTCCTAAATCAAAAAGTGATCTTGTTTTTGTATCGAACAACCCGGCAACCGCGATGGAGTTACTTGGCGTTCTGAACGCCAGCTTGACCCCACATAAATTCCACCGCGTCCTTGGTTTCATCGTCTTGACCCGCTTTCGCGTTGGCCGGGTTGGACAATTGCAATGTTCGCAACTGAGCACCCGACCGTTCGCCAATGACCGGCATGGCGGAATTCTTTTCCAAAGCCGCAATGACGTGGTCCAATTCGATGCGACCCGACGCCGGGGCACGAGAAAGCGACAAGGAAAGACTGCCGTTCGCCTTGCCCATGAACCGACTCTTCAACTCGGTTGCCACGGCCGGCGTGATCTTCCGTAGCCGCACCAATTCCCCGATGCGAAGGCTGAAGTTTTCAGCCGCCAAACGAAGAACAACCGGACCCACTTTCGACCGCGAAGCGGCGATAGCTTTGTCCTTTTCCTTGTCTTCATCCTCGCTCGCCATTTCCATCGGCGGATCCCCGCCTTGAGTCACTTCCGGAGGAAGACCCTCTTCACCGGCCGCCGCCCCACCATCCAAATTCAAGAGGCTTCGGATCTTGTCGTGACGTTTCACCAAATCGCCCAACTGAGCCAACTTGGATTTCACGTCCCCTTCACCCCGGAAGATTCCAAGGATCTGTTCTTCAACGGCCGCGTCGATGGTGTCGGCAAGTTTCAATTCCTTGCCCTCACCCTCATCGCCTTCGGACATGCCCCCTTTCGGGTTCAACATGGCGTCCGGGTTATTCGGATCCAACAAAGCGGCGGGCATGTTCGATGCCTCCATTGCTAAAGGTTTTGGATGAAGCCACTTATCGCGGTTTCGTTTGTCTGCTAATTGCGTTCCGGAAAACGCTTCCGCTTCCACGTCCCCGGTAGACGCAAACTTGCCGTGATCCCGTGGTTGATCATCATTCGACAAGCGTAGAATTCTCAACTTGAATTTCCCGCCCTTTGACGCTGCCAAAGGAACCCATCCCGATAGGCCGGGAATAACGGGCTCCGAACAAAGGGCAATATGCGTAATCGGACGAACATATTCATTGCCATGAGCATCCATAAAGGACGCCGGGCTGTAAATGGAAACGTCCGTCCGACCGGCCAACGCAATAGCATCCTCGCCCACTAAATCGAAGATGCCGAAAAGAGAATTCCCACGTTGCACAAGGTCTACCACCCAACCCTTGTTCTTTTCCGGATCGTTAGTGTGTCCTACGGGGGCAAAAACCTTGTTCCCGGCCGCCACGAATCTCTTGAACGTCTTGACCCAATGAGAAAGAACCAACGGAGTAATGGTGAAACTAATATCGTCCGCTTCCTTAACAAAATTACCGCAACGGATGATCTCCTTCTCAAATCGCTTGACGGGCTGCCCGCCGAGCGTTCTCCGTTTCGGTTCCACAATCTCCCTTGCGGGATTGGTGGAAGTGTCAAGGATAAGCGGCCAAAGTTTCTTCATGCCCTACAGCATGAGGGATCCTCTGGCCTTTTTCTAGCGGAAATATAACCTACCAACAAAAACAAGACGTTGGCACACGTCCGCAAACGCCGACGTACACCAACGCCTTATTCATGTCCCGTTTGATTCCTACCGCTTTTTGGTGGTTTGTTGGTCCTTTTGCAGGGCCGAAACGACCGCATTAGGGTCAAAGCGATATTCCCGTCCCAACGACAAGGACGGGATTTCCTTTTCCCGAGCCATCTTACGAACCGTGCCCGGGGCACACCCGAGCATGTCCGCAATTTCCTCTGAGCCCACAAATTGCTTTTTCTCAGACATTGCCTATTCCTCTTGGACGCGTCCGACTGTTAAACGCTTCGATCACAACACGACACTGTTTCGGACCACCCTTCATTTTTTTATTCGTACACCGTGGACATATACGATTGTAAGGACCTTCGGACATGAAAAACGTGGCACACCGTAAACACAATCGCTCTTTTTCCATAATGATCTTTTACTACTCCATTTCCCCTAGGTCCTCTGGCACGTCAACAGGCTCCTCCTCTTCATCGGGGAACACCTCTTCAAACGTACCGTCCGGACGCACCAACAACCACTCCCCATCAAACGTAACGATACATGGACCTTCGGGGAAGGGCATCACCTTAGACTCGTAAACGTCCTCGCCTTCCTGCCCGGGGATATGCTCTTCATGGTCTTGCATCCGAGCCAAGATAGCCACGGGGATTCCCTTAGGATAAGCCGAACACAAATACCCACCATCGTGCAAGTCTTGCGTCCCCGTCTTGATGCAATGTACACAATAGAAACACGGGGGAAGTTTCTCCATCGTGATCCGCCAATCATCACGCTTCGTTGCCTCAACCATCAAAGTGCTCCTGTTTTAGCCGCTTGTGTTATGTATTCTTTCCACAAGGCTTCCCCGTCCACTTTAGGTGGCTTCTCTTGCGACATGGGGATCTTGTTTTTGTCCGTGATCTCTTCCAAAACAAAAATCAGCCTATGGCTTGTACCCTTGATCGTCCCACCATTCGCACCTTCCGCGTACCCTACCACACGGAACATAGAATCCTTTTGGTATAACAATTCATATTCGGACGTATGAGAAGAAATGCCCCCCACGTACCGCCCAAAATGCTTGTTATCCTTGACGATAAAAGCCGCCCCGCCACTACTGCCAAACTCAGAACCGGGCTTAACAGAAGCCGAAGAAAATGCGGGCCATCGGGCATGAGCCCATTCCCCCGATTTCCATTTAGCTAGTAGATCACTCGACAAACTACTTACACCCCGACAAGACCACCCGGAATAGGACGGCATTTTGTTCAACGCCTTCTCCAACAAACTGACGGTAGAAGAGGTTTTCCCATTCACAATGGCGGAATTTATTGTTCCTGAACTTGAGTTTGTGAACTTCTTGACTGCTTGGTATTCCTCTGGGGGAAGCGTTCCTGCCACTTTCTTGGACGCCGCATGTAGGCTGCTAAGCGTATGAGCTACTATCGTTGGCGATGGAGCCGGCTGCCAATGCTGAATTGGGACATATTTGGTCCCCGGCACGTATCCACCCGGACCCACGGGTTCATTTCCAATACTGCTTGGTTGCGGATTGTGCTTGTGTTCAAACGCCAATAAATTTTGGTATCGTTTGTTCAACGTATCCTTCAACAGCTTCGAAGTGTTGTCGTTGAACCCGGCCGAATCCACAACCTGATTGATCAAATGCGGATTAGCATTCATTTGCGTCCGAAGGTGACCTACTTGTCGGGCGATATCTTCATCCGAAAGATTCCCAAACACCTTAGCCGCCGTGGGGTTGGAATTCATGTCCCGCATCGTCTTCAACTCGAAAACAGTGTCCCCAAACGATGCTCCCTTCGGAGACCCTTGAGCCCGATACAACAAAGCCCCGCCGTTGTCGATACGATGGAGTTTCTTGCCGTCCCATCCCATATTGTCCATCGAAAGGCCGACGCTATCCCAATTAGAAAGGAAAGCATCCAAAACAAAATGGTCCTGAGCGAACTTCATCGCCTTTTTCTGTTCATCCCCCGAAAGGCCCCCTAACTCTTTCATACCCGGGACGAACTTGTTGTACACCGCCGTCTTGCCCGTGGTAGAATCCGTCACCAATTTAGACGTAGCCGCCGCCGCATTAGGATGATTCCCACCAAGAGCCGCGTACAATTGGTTCGCAAGATACTCATTCTTAGCTTGGTTGGAATTGCCGCTGTATTCCTTCTTGACGTATTTTCCATTCGACGTGGGATCCGACGCCGACGAAACGGACATGAGTTTCGCCCCGGTAGAACCTCCCAACGTGACGGGCTCTTGTGTTTCCTGAATATCGTCCGGAAGTGATGTGTTGCCAAGATAAGGATTGTCCTTAGGAGCCTTGCTCTTTTTAACCTTGCCGCTTGTCGTCTTGCCATAATACTTGGACAAAAGTTTCTGGTCCACCTCCGAAGGATAATGGGGGGTATTGTCCGATTCCTTAGATTCTTGTAAAGCATCCTCCCAAGAACCATCGTCCCAATTTTTGAACTTGTCGAATTTGCCCAACTCTTTCAACATGGTTTGGGCTTCAGCCGCGTCCAACCCGTTCTTCGCTGCCCATTGAAAAACCGCCCCCGGGGCAACAGCTTCTAACTTGGCTTTCGTGATCTTGTTCGGTTTGGCCTTCTTGACTTGCTCTTGGTTGGGGGCACCGCCCTCGCCTTGGGCCGGCTGCCCCTTACCCGTGAATTCATGCAAAGCCACCTGTTGCTCAAAGGGCAAGGCTTTAGGCGAAAACTTATCCTTCCACGTGTCAAGAACCTCTTGGAAATCTTGATCTGAATAATGCTCCAAGATGGAATCATGCCCTCCCATCTTCAACAGGTCCTTGGCTTCGTCCACGTCAAGGCCGTTGTGTGACGCCCAAGCCAACAACTGTCCCGATGGGACCGACTTGATCGCCGCATCTTGCTTGTCGGCCGGGCTGCCGCCGCCGAGATACTCCTTGACTTGCGACATCTCGTACTTGGCAAGATGCCCCGGGCCCAAGGCGTTCTTGGGAACGGGGGATTCGTCCACTAGATTCGGATCATACGAAGGGGTTTCCTCAACAGGGGTCCACTTTTTGTGATGGGACGCTAACTGTTTGATGAACCCTTTTTGTTCGTCCGAAATTTCCCCGATAGCATGAGCCGTGGGATTCTTAGCAATGTCCGTATTTTTGACGTAATCCGCTTTGCCCGTGATGAAATTGGTAGGAGTATCCTTCCACGCCACGCCCGACTTATGATTGCCCGGAAGACCTTGGATGGCCGAAGCGATTTGGTTCGGCTCTAAGCCTTCGTTTTGCAACAACTTGATCAATCCGTTGGTGCCTACGGTATCCATTGCCGGTCCCGTGGGTGGGGCCGGAGCCTTGGGTTTCTCCTCAACTTTGTGGCCTTGTTTTGCCACAACATCGTCCGCAACTTTCTTAGCCGCGTCCGAAACCTTGGGGAATCCCGTCTTGTCTTTCTCCTCCTTAGTGAAGTGGTACTTGGCTTCGACCATATCCGGCTTCATGGCCGACCAATCGTTCCCCAAACTGGTCTTCCCGGGCAAACCCTTCAACACGGACTTGACCTGTTCTAACGTCAGCCCCTTTTCGACAAGATGGTTGATCACCCCGTTTGCCGATGCCCCATGAAGAGGATTCGACGGATCCGGTTTTACCTCTTGACTTGCCGCCGCCGTGGAATCCCCTTCACCATCCGCCGGCACGTCTTGAGGGACTACCACGTTGTCCTTGTCGTCAACCGTGATCGACTTGCCCTTGCCTACCGTACCCTTGTAGTCGCCAACGCCCACCTGTTCCTTCAACGCCAACAAGTGCTTCTTCTCATCCTTGGACAATCGTGCCCCGGGATGCCCGTTCTTTCCCTTGTTGACGAATGTTTTCAAGGTCTCATTGGCATGGGGTAGTCCTAACTCATCCAAGACCGAAGATGCTTGCTTGGACGTGAACCCCAAAGCCCCCATCGACTTCATAAGATGGGTCATCTTGTGCTTCGTAAAGTCAAACGCCTTGGCATCCTCTTTCTTCGCCGCAATGCCAAGGTAGTCCTTTTGATCGTCCGAAAGCCCAAAATCTTTGGTGGGGTTATCGTAGCCATCTTGAGCATGGAACTTTAGATAATTGTCCGGAATGTTCGTCCCGGGATCCCCGATCGTCGGATTCTTCGCCCATATCGGATCCAACTTGGCATGAATCTCTTCATTGGTGAATCCGGACGCCGCCATAGCCGCGATAGTTTGGGAATACTTGATCCCCTTGAAGGAGGGGCGGGGCTTGTCGGCCGCCGGCTTCGCCCCTGTTGCGTCGGCTGCCGGGGCGGGTTCTGACGCCTTCTCGGCTTCCGGAGCCACGGGCGGGGCCGTTTTGGGCTGTTCCCCGGGCTCTTGGACCTTGTCGGCCGGCGTCGTGTCGGGTTCCGGGGCTTTCCCCCCCTTCCAAGCGGTAAAGTACGCCTCTTGTTCTGGGGATAGCTTGGCCCCCACCGCCCCCTTCTTCAACGCCGCATGTTTTTGACCCCGGATGGTATGGACCGAAACATTCCGGCCCAAGTGCTCCATCATGTTCTTGATCTCATTCTCCGAGTAGCCCTTATGCCACGCCCATCGGATCAAGCCCGTGGAAGAATGATCCTCAATTCCTGTCAAGGCTGGTTTGACCGCCGTCGCTTCTTCGGCCGGCTTTTCCTCAGCTTTGGGTTCCGCCTCCGGTTGGGGTTGAGGTTGGGGTTTAGGCTCTTCCTTGGACGGGCCCGCCTTGCCGATGTTCGATTCCAACTCTTTCACCAAGTCGGGTGGAATCTTTTCATGCCACTTGGACCCATGCGTGCTAGACCCGATGCTGTCCATTGTGGCTTGTAGATCCGCATCATCCATATCATTGAAATGGCTGGTTGGCTTCATTTGCTTGAACATCGACTTAGCTTTGGCTACTGGCACCTTATGCAATGCCATCCAAGAGATCAAAGCCGATGGAGGGACGTCAGCAAACGACTCTTCAGGCGTGTTTGCGTGTTGACCGAGAAGATGGGATTCGATCGACGGAGCAAAACCGGGATCGGGTTTGTCCCCGGCCGCCTTCAAAACGCTCCCCAACAAATCGTCCGACCATCCCTTAGCAAAAGTGTGTCCTGATGCTTCAAGCATGGCCGCCGTCTGCTTGGCGTCAAAGCCCTTGTGTGCCGCCCACACCAACAATTCATGGTTCGGGATAGTCTTGACCTTTTTCGCAATGCCCTCTTTTTCCTTTTCGTGCCCTTCCTTGTCCGGGTCCTCTTCACCGGAAGCCCCGGGCTTGGATGCAAACTTGCCGTGATCGCGGGGATGCAATTCCTCTTTCCACACCACGCTCCCTAAAGAAAGAGCAATCGGCTTGCCCGGCACGTTGAACACTTGCCCGGGATTGTAGCCGAATCCCGGATCCGCTCCCGGCACCCCCGTCTTGCCTTCGAAGGTAAACATCTTCGGCGGATAATGGGTCTTTTCCTCAAGGTACAAGGGGATCACCGCACACCGGCAATTGCTACATACAATTCCCGATGCTATAATAAGCCCATCACCTGTCTGGAGATCATAAACATGACCGCGAAATGGATACCGCCGAACGTGCAAGAGTTGATCCACAACTACCTTGCGGGGCAAAGCATCAATAGCCTTTCTCAAATTTACCACGTCAGTCGGAGAGCGATCACCCGATGCTTGCAAGACAATAGTGTCCAAATTCGGGGACGATCCGCCGCTGAATTCCTGAAGTGGACTGGAAAGAATCGGACGGATCGTGTCCGACAATGCCAAGCCGCGTGGACCGCTGTCACGGGTAGAAAAAGATCCCGTGTCGAATTGATCCAAATGGCGAACACCCGATTCCTCCGTCAAGTGTGCATCCCACCACGTAATAAACGAATCGGTAATGAGATTCTCCGCTTGCATGGTCCGAAACCGTCTTACGAATACCCCATTCACGTCTACAATGTTGACCTTGCCTATGAATCCCTCCGCGTCGCCGTGGAAATCCAACGGGGAACACGTCAACTCCAATCTCGACGCGATTCTCTTTTCCCAACACGACTCAAAACAATCTTGAATGAAAAATGGACGTTGCTTCTCGTAACATGTCCGGGTGGACATGAATGGACTACCGGGCTGCCTTACGAATTCGACTTCCCGATCATCGCACAAAAGATCATCACCTTCTTGCAAATTGCCCGCCGCAACCCATCCATGATTGGTAGCTATGGGATGATTGGGCGTGACGGAAAGCCGCTTTCCGCCGACCGTTACCAACTCGATCATTTCCCCCGCGTAAAAGGATTTTGACGCCCATTGAACGTCTACCGCCACAACTGGCGTTCCCATCGGAAAACAATTCCAACCATTGGGGGGCCAGATCGTATTCCAAATAGGATCATCTTTAGAAGCCGTCACCCCGTCCAACCCGGCATGGTTCACCCGCACCCGAGTATCGCCCACCGTGACATATTTATATCCCCATAGGATCTCTTGAACCTCTTCGTGTTGGTCCAAGGCCCACCGGCCCGCCCCGTAGGCCAATTGCGTTTGCGTCCGAAAGATAGCTTCCAACGTGCCGCTGTTGCTGGGGACCAATCCCAAAGCATCGAATGCTTCACCCAAGGCTTGCACGCCCTCCTTGACGTGGTAGCCCCGCTCCGTGGATTCGGCCAAGACCTGTTGCAACTTGTGTTCGATTTCCTCCGACGCCCCGTCCAAAACGTGAATGGCTTCCGCCTCATACGTCGTTTGCATTGCGTCCAATTGCTCTTGACTCATATTCAACCGACGCCGGAGCATTCGGATTGCCCCGTCATAAGCCGCCGGCACAATCGCCAAAGCGATAGGCACCGTCAACGGATCCACGTCCGACTTGATCTTCTTCACTTCCTTGAACGCCCGCAACCGCCCAGCAAGATTCCCGGCCACCATCGAAGCGGCGATGATAGGGATCAACTCGGTCAACGCCCGCCGTGTTGCCACCTTGACTTGAGGCACCGACCGCGTTTTAACCCACGTATCTTGAGCCGCCCGGCGGACCTTCAATCCAATGCGGGCCGCCACGCCCACGCCCAAAGGCTCCAACACACGACGATCCGCGTCCATATTGGACGCCAATTGACGTTCCTTAGGGGATACCACGCCACTAGGCTTTACAATCATTGGGGAACTTTCCGACTTGCTTTTAAGAATTGTCCTACCTTGTCGCCCACCGTCGCAACCATCCGTTTTATTTCATCATCATTTCGGAATAACAAAACGAATTGCACCATGTCCCCCAACCGCGTATTGTCCAGTAAAATGTTCGTGACGTCCTCTAAAGGCAATTTCCATCCGTGGGTATTATCCCATTCCTGTTCAACGTAATCCATCACCCACCGCTTGAACTCAAGAATCCAAATCCGGTCTAATTTGCCGAACGTCCCTTCACGCCCCGCATGGACCGATCCACTGCCCGCATTCACAACGCTTGCAAGGCTTCGTTGACGGCATCGAAAGCCACCTGATTCTCCGGACATGGAAAAACCCCCGCTTGAAAATGCTGAAGACGATGGGACACAATTGCCAACAACGCCTCACACGAAACGCCATTGACCCCGGCTTCAAGAATCCCGCCCCGTTGAAAGATAATAGATTGCGTCAAGATCGGCAACGCCGAATCGAGATCCCGCAACGTGATCCGATAGACGTGATGGGCCCCACCCGGCCCGTGTTCGTCAAGAACGTCCACCTCCACCGTGCCGTCCGCCGAAACCTCTTCCATGTTCCACGTCCTTCCTTGAAAAATCCACCCGGGGCTTTCCCGTAAATAGCGAAACGGGTCTGACGAATCCGACTATGGAAAATCCGTCAGAAGCCCCAAGGTGGAGAACCTATCTTCCTTGCCCGCACCCGGGGCCGACGTTGGATCCTTCCAATGTACCGTTATCGTCGGCCCCGGGATTGGTCTACATTGATCCGCTCCCGGGAATCGGTTATGGCCAAACGGGGTCATCCATTCCAAACCGTTCAGCGGCCGACTCCCGGGCTTGGTTCCATCCTAACCTTCATCGTTTTCGATTCCCGACTTCTTGACGGGCTTGCTTGCCAACTTGGGCTTGGGCTTGCTTTCCTCCCCCGGTTGTAAAAATCGGACGGAAGTGACGACAAACGATAGAACGCGTCCGTCAAAGTATTCCACGCCGACATAGCAAAGGCTTGCGGGCGAAAAGAACACGGAAACGACCGTGCCCACTTCGTCTTCATAATCCTTGGGGAGAGTGCCTTGCTTGTCTACCACAACTTTCCGACTCAACAAAGTGGTCTGCATTGTCTCAATTCTCCATCATGCTTCCCAATCGAGCATAGATCCGGCGGATGGACAACCCAACCGGCCCATTAGGATCCACACCATCCAACGCCGCTTGGGGCATTTTCATTTGCCCCTTGACCTGTTGCCCCGGCATCGGCAACCCTTGACCTTGCCCAGGTTGCTGCCCCATATCCTCATTCTGCCCGGCTTGGCCTTCCTGCCCATAGGCGTCTTCGTCCGTGCCCTGCATTGGAGCAACCTCTTTCGCCTTGGGAATCCCAAGATTGTCCTTTAAGACGTTAGTGTCGATCTGAGGGGCTTCCATTTGGAACCCTTGAGGATTCGACAAAATAGCTTGGTATATCTGCTTGAGATACGACTTCTTGGCGTCCGTCAAAGGAGCCGGCACAATGTAAACCATGTCCCGCATCTTGGGACCGTAATTCCATTCCAACAACGGGTTCACGCTGTCCTTATTCAAGGATTGGACAACCTTCTTGTGATTCTGTTCCGCCGTACACAACGCCGTGTCCGTGTGCGTTTCCGCTTCGGCCATCGTCCCATGCTGCCCTTCTATGATCGACCGTTCCGGCAAGAGCAAACCCCGGCACAAAAGTTTGTCCAGATACTCAAGGCGAGCAATGAATTGCGGTTGGAGCCCGGCCCCCTTATCCAACACGTCGATAATCCACCCCGGGTTCTCAACATTCAACCGATCGACAAAGGCCGCCATATCGCGGGGAACCGCAACCGCTCCCGAAGATTGAAGGCTGTCCACAATCGTCTTGGCAATTTGATCGTTCGGTCGAATCACCCCCGCCCCGTCTTTCGACTTGCCCGGCGGATAATACACCACGATACGACCCCCGGCCACTTTGCGATCGTACCGGGCTGCCCCATCATTCGCGTCCAACCATTGGTAGAAAGTTTCCCGAACATTTTCCAAGAGCGGATAACCGTATAGGTGTGAGCCCTCCACACGAAACCCGATATGCAGAGAATTCGGCTTACCTAACCAAGTGGCCGGCTGCTTATACCCCTGGAAATTCCCATAGGGATCAAGGACAATCTCCGTGATATCGTGCAAGAGCCCCTTCAACTTGGTTAAGTGGATCATCCCATCTTCTTCCCCCACATCCAAGACTTGCTCGAAACCCATGTATCCAAAATCTACGTTGCCGTAGAGCATTGTGGATTCCAAAAAGTCTTGACGCAAAGGCAAGAACTCATCTTGCACAAACTTGATCACCTCCGAAACATCCATCCCCGTCTTTTCCTCGATCTCATCCGCGTCCTTGGATTCCACGGTCCACTCTGAGGAAAGCACCGGAGCCGCCGAGACCGCCCTGGCAATCGCTATGGTGGGATGCTTGCGGATTGCCCGATAGGTGGAGTAGGTGGTAGGCATCGACGCCCACCGCATCACCCACGGGCTTGTAATGATGGATTGGATCCCTGTCCGCTCCCCTTCTACGTTGACCTTTTTCATGTCGGACGGCACGTCAAACAGACCCATGTTTTTCGGTTCGTCAGCCGAATTGGGCATCCCGTATTCCACTGCCTTTGTGATGCTTCCATTACTCATTGGATCGTTTTCTCCAAGGCTACCTTAGCCCGTATCGTGCAAGCCCAACAGGGCAGTTTTACCTTACCGCCGCAAATTCCGCAACGCTCAAAAGGCGTCCACTCATTAAATGCCACCGACTTTTGAGGAAACATCGCCCGAACCAATTGTCGCCTTTTTCTCTCTCCCCAAACACCAATCCCGATCAACTGAAGAGTGGTCCGTGGTATGTTCAGACGTTTGGCAATTGTCCGTTGTGGGAGTTTCATTACCAACAACAGGTGAACCTCCCGTTCGACAATATCAATCTCCTCTAAGGTGAATACACCCCGCAACGAATGAACTTGCATCCGCTCAAGGAGTGCATTCTTCCGACGATCCTCCGTTCCCATGATTCGCCTATCCTAGGCATGATCAACAAGGTCTTGCCCGTACCCGCATAAGGAATCGTTTGACGTCCTCTTCTACATCCTGATTCCAACTCCGATAATTCCCAAGATGCCCAAACAATAAATGGCATCCCTTCTTTTCGCACAACGTAATAAGATTGTCCGGATGCAATTCCAACCGTGGGAAAACATGGAAGGGGGCGATATGGTGAACCTCAACCTCTTCCGTGCCATCACACGCCGCACACGTCGGAAACCGCTCCAAGTGATCCATGCGAACCTTAGGCCATCGTCCCGACCGCCCACCTTCCGGCTTGTTGTCGGGAAATAGCCAATTGATAAACCGCGTCCAAACATCCATTATCAGTTCCCCATTCCCGACACTATGCCAAGAGCCCGTGACGCCCGATCGACCCCGCCCATCGACGAACCCCGGTAGGCTTCCGGTATCGTGGAATAAACCACCTCCTCCTCTTCCGCCAAATCCAACGTCACCGGGAACAATGCCCGCACCGGATAGCCCATCGCATCCGTGATATGACCTGTATCGCCACTGTCGGCCGGTTCCCGAGTGCCGGGCTTGTAGGCACGCATTTCCAAATCGCGGATCAACCGCTTACAATCCGGGTCCACAAACATACGTCGATTCCCGTCCGCTGTCTTGAACATGGCATTGCACGCCGACAACCTGGACGCAACATTGGGGTTCGCTGAAGGGTAATGAACCGACCGGCCCGCCTTCTTGAAACGGGGATCGTTGGCAATCTGGAAATAGTCGGTCTGAGCCACGGCCGCCTTGTGGGCTGTTGACGTTTTGCGGGCCTTGCTTGTGGCATCCCCGTAGAATTCCCACCCGCCTTTATGAGCCTCATAACGACTCCAAAGGACGTCCAATGCCATTTCGGTATTGGCGTCCCTTAACCACAATTCGTCAAACCACTCCATCCGGTTGGGGTTTTCATATCGCTGTCCGATCACCCACGCCATTGGATCCACGTTGAAATCCGACCCGACAACCAACGCCCGGGTCCCATCGTACCCACAAGGACGGACATTGTATTTCTTGTCGAAAGCGTAGAAAATTTGACCGGACGCGGTTTCCCATTTCGCTTGATATTGCTCCGCATAATCCTTCGGTGGAAGCGTTGCCCTCGCATGGGCGATTTCCGCCTCCGGAAGTATGTCCTCTGCCGACCAAGTAAAGCAAGCCCCATCCGGATAAGTGCCGGCAGCACACGCTTCGCAAAACTCTCTGTAATTGGACGCACCTTGCCCCATTCGCTTAGGAACGCCGATTCTCCAGCACCACCCGCCACGGTCGGCAAGAGCGGGTCTTATGCTCCGATCAAACACCGTCGGATGCAAGTCGCAAGACTCATCTAAGACGCATCCGTCCCACGGAGTTCCCTCTACTCTCGCTGGGTTGTCCAAGCCCACAACATGCAAAGTGGACGTCCGACCATCCGGGTATGGAAACGCCCTAATCCACAATTCCGAATGGGATACATTAGGCGAACCTTTTCCCTTTCCCCCGGGCACCCAATGATCCGGGATCAAGTCAAGCAAATCCTGCCATGCAATCCGCTTAGCCTGTTCATAGGTGGGTCCCCCGAAAAAATACCGTGTATGAAACCACGGCCGCTTCACCCGCAACGCCGCAACAAGACGGATCTTCGCAAACTCTGTTTTTCCGGATCTTCTACCGGCGGGGACGGCGACAAAACGGACCTGTGTTCTCTTCAAAGCGTTCTGAACTTCATGCGTTTTCCACTGAGGATTCCAACGTCGGGTCAACGGATTCACTAGAGTTTTTTCGGCAGAAGCCGGGGATTCCTTTTTGGTGTGATTGGACGCGGATTTCCTCACTACTTTTACCACGGCTCGAAAAACTCTTTCATGGATTGATTGTCCGATTCTACCTGTTCCGGCGTGATGGTCGGACCACTGGTCGGTTGCCCCGCGTTTTGCCCGCCAAACGACCCATTGACGTGATAGTTCAGCATTGCAATAGTCAACTTGTCTGGATACACGATTTCCTTGTAAGGCTGTCCTGTCACCGGATGCCTTATAGGGGCCCCACGGAAAAACTTGTACGACTCCTGTCCATTCATCACGCGACGGGACACACCACCTACCAAACAATCCAAAAATTCCGCATGAGCTTCCGCAAAAGCTGCCGCGTAATCCGCGTCCGATTTCCTCCACTCAATCTCTGAGGCTCTATTGATCTGAGCCATTTTGCACGCCAACCCAATGTTACCGTGGGCTGCATACGATGCAAGGAACGCCCTCTTTTTCGCGTCCGAAACCAACGTAAACAAACGGTTCCGGCTTTTCCGCTGTTTCATTTTGGTCCATTCCGTATCGTCCCCGTCAAGATGACTATGCTGATCCCCTCCTCCAAATTTCCTTTTTTTGGACACGACTTCGCTCCCTCCGCTCCATTCCTCACGAACTCCGCCATCGTTGCGAATCATAGAATCCCAAATCACCGGACGCATTTACTCCATGCGGCGGAACATCTTGCGTGATCACCGTCGGACAAGTAGCCCCACCATCTTCCACACAATCGATCCAAAGGCGATTGGCCAAAATATCAGAAATCTGGTCTCCCACCTTTTCGCGTCCATATTGCAACCGATGACTACCATCTTCCGCATCTACCACGCCCCGGGATTCATACAACCATACACCGGCCAACGTAGCAACCATGTCCTTGACGACATAGGGCAAGGTTCCCGTGACGCCCTCCAACGGAACGCGATACTGAGAACGCCGCAATCGAGAATCCAACTCATCCCCGGCAACCGCGATAGCCCGATCGACACGGGCCGTGATTTCCCCGGCGTCGTTGTTGTTGTTCAGGTCGGCCCACTTGGACACGTTGTCGCGTCCGTAGACGGCTTCGATATCCGCACGAACAATATAGGTCATGTTTACTCTTTCGTTGTGTGAACCACACCTACCACGATGCCTAGGGTTTCCCCGCCCTTTGTGATCACTATGGCAAACCGTGCGGTTCCCTTACCCACCGGCAGGGTTCGGGATTGCGTTGAAGTCAACTCA